AGTAGATGCCATTAAGAAAAAGCGTGCAAGGTTGCAGAAGTCAGGCAAACAAGATGATGCCGCTTCTGTATTTTATGATATGCTTTAATATGGAGAAAATGAAATGCCTACGCAATTCAAAACTTATGATGCAACAGCAATCCGTGAGGAATTGTCTGATGTAATCTATGACATTTCCCCAACTGATACTCCCTTCCTATCGAGTATTGCAGGTAAAGGCACAGTTGCTAACACTTATTTTGAGTGGCAAACTGATGCACTAGCTGCTGCTTCTGGAACGAATGTTCATGTTGAGGGCGCAGCTGCCGGTACTGCTGCAACAACTGCTACTACTCGTTTGGGTAACTACACTCAAATCAGTAAGAAAGTTGTTGAAGTTTCTGGTACGCACGAGAAAGTAAACAACGCAGGTAAAAAATCTGAGATGGCTCACCAACTCGCTAAGGCTTCTAAAGAGCTTAAGCGTGACATGGAGACTTCACTTCTAGCTGACAACGCTGCTGTTGCGGGTAACGCATCAACAGCTCGTGAGACTAAAGGTGCTGCCAACTGGATTGCAACTAACGTAACTGACGCAGGAACTTCTAGTACACACGCAGCAGTTGTTGAGGCCGACATCATTGCAGTAGCAGAAGCTACTTGGAATGCAGGTGGAGAGCCTTCAACTATGCTAATGGGTGCTACTAACAAGAAGTTAGTAACAGCAATGTCAGGTCGTGCTGATGCAATTCGCTCAGTTGCGGACAACAACCTAACTATTCAAAACGCTGTTGACGTTTATGTATCAGACTTTGGTACATTCAACATTCACTTGGATAGATACTGCGACCAAGACGTAATCTACTTCCTAGACCACGACATGTGGTCAGTTGATTACCTTCGTGATTTCCAAACTGTGGACATCGCTAAAGAAGGTGACTCAGACAAGAAGATGCTTCTAGTTGAGTACGGTCTACGTTGTGGCAACGAAGCTGCTAACGGTAAGATTAGATACACTACTGGTTAATAGCTAACCTACTACCACCCTAGGCAACTGGGGTGGTTTACATTATGGCAATTGATACTAAGATTATAACAAATTTAGACGGAAGCCTTACTGTCGCTAGTGGACAAGACAATAAGGCAGTCAAGAAAGTAGCTGACTTTAATAAACAAGATAAGTTTAATGCAGGTACTAGAAACAAATACAAAGGTGACTCACAGTTTTCACACCGAGTAGCAAGAATACCTCTGATTGTAGTAGAGAAGATGATGCGAGAAGGTGTATGGGGAAACCAAGAAAAAATGAGAGAGTGGTTAAACCACCCAGACAACGCTCCTTGGAGAACTACTAAAGGAAAAGTATAATGGCATTAGGTACATTTACAGAATTAAAAGATGCAGTAGCAGACTGGTTAGATAGGTCAGACTTGACTTCAAGAATACCAGACTTTATTGCACTAGCAGAAGCTAGACTTAATAGGGAGTTACGCATTCGACCTATGGAAGTAAGAAGTACGATGGTAACTACAGCAGACCAACAATACTTTCAATTACCCGGTGGTTATATTCAAATGCGTAATATGCAACTCAATACAAATCCTACTACACCTCTTGAGTACATTACACCAGAGATGATGGACAGATTGTATGGTAGCACAACATCAGGTAAGCCTAGAGCTTATACATTAATAGGTGACGAAATACAACTAGCACCTATACCAGATTCAACATATACAGTAGAGATGGCTTTTTATGAAAAGTTTACACCGTTAGGTGATGGCTCATCAGGTACTGTAACAAACAATTGGCTTACTGCAAATGCACCAGATGTACTGTTATATGGTGCTCTTATGGAAGCAGAACCTTTTATTAAAAACGATGAAAGAATACCTGTATGGTTAAATGGTTACAACAATGCAGTAAATAAGCTACAACAGCAAGACCAAAGAGATAGACATTCTGGCTCTGCATTGAGAGTAAGAAATATTTACTCTGGTGTTGAAGGCAGGAACTAATGTCTTACGAATATTTTTGGAATACACAGACAGGAACTTGGGCTGATGTAACCATAACATATTTAAACTCTGCATACGCACATACTGCTGAGTTCAATATGACAAGTGGCACACCTGATGACCACCTAGATTACTGGAATACTAACACTGATACTTGGGATTCATTAGCATCACAACAAGAGGCTTGGGGCAGAGTACCTAGCATAGCTGTACCAAGAACAGCCACGTTCACACAGAACAGTGGAATGACTATACCTCAAGTTGGTTTTGCTTTAACTGGTCAAGCTGTCATGGCTATGTCAGCAGGACATACTGCATCAGCAAATGCAGTGTACCCAATAGGAGTAACTCTAGCTGTAACACAAGACCAAAGTGCTGTTGGTAATAAAGTAATGGTTGAGTCTATTACATACGCTAATACACTTAACATTCCTTTGCCGGGAACAACAACTTGGAATTTAGAAACATCTACTTGGGATACAACAACTGGAAGTTTTGGATATGCTCCTAATGTAACTTTATCATTAGCTGCTAACATAACTCAGGTAATGTTAAACAAGCTAAATGCAGAAGATGTGCAGAAGATTGCATCTGCTGCTATGCCTACTGATTTAGGATTAGGTGCTACAGTTACAGTTGTTATGCCTTTCAGTGGAACAATGGCAAACGAACAGTCAATTAAAAACAACATAAACTTTGAAGAGAGTGCTACTTTGTCAGCAACATCGGGCACTTCTTCATCAAGCAACTTCTTGTGGAATGACATCGCAGAAGACACTGGTACTACTTGGACTAAGGTAAGTGACCCAGACGAATAATAACAATACTCTAAAGGAGAGAATAAATGGCATTAGATAATGTAAACTTAGGGTTAGCTAACTATTGGAAAGTTACTTGCCTTGATAAAGACGGAAACGTAAAGTGGGAAGAGGATAAGAAAAACCTAATTACTACAGCAGGTTTGAACCACATTCTTGACACACAGTTCCACGCAGGAACACAGGTAACAACATGGTACATAGGCTTAAAAGCAGCAGGTACTCCGGCAGCAGGAGACACTATGTCTTCACATTCTAGTTGGGCAGAGCTAACAAACTACTCTGGCAACAGAAAAGAATGGACAGAAGGAGCAGCTTCATCTGGTAGTATGACTAACAGCTCAAGCGTAGACTTTTCAATCAATGGCACAGCTACAGTAGCAGGTGCATTTTTAAACACAGCAGCAACAGGAACAGCAGGTGTACTATATGGTGTAGTTGACTTCAGTTCTTCTCGTGCAGTAATCTCTGGTGACACACTACAGGTAACAGTAACAGTAACTGCTGCATCAGCATAAGGAGTAAACAATGGCTTTAGAAGATTTAACAGGTACTAAATATATAGATGACCTTGTATCGACTAACCCCGCAGCAGGTGACAACGTCTCTGAGGGTGATGACCATATACGAGGAATTAAGAATGTACTAAAGACTACATTCCCTAGCATAGATGGTGCAGTTACAGCAACACAGGCTGAACTTAATTTGTTAGACGGTGTTACGTCAACGACTGCTGAGCTAAACATTCTTGATGGAGTTACTGCTACAGCAGCAGAGATTAACTATGTTGATGGTGTTACAAGCAATGTACAAACACAAATTAACTCAGTTAGTACAACAGCAAGTGCAGCTCTGCCAAAAGCAGGTGGCACTATGACTGGCGATTTAATACTTGGAGATAATGTTAAGGTTGAAGTAGGTTCAGCATCAGGTGGCGATTTAGAAATATACCACGATGGCTCACACACTAGAATGCAAAACAACACAGGCAATCTGAATGTAAGAACTGGTGTTTTTAACGTAACTAATGTTGCAGACAATGAAACGCTATTGAATGCAGCAGATGGTGGCGGTGTAGATTTGTATTACAACAATGCTTTGAAACTAAACACTACAGGTTCAGGTGTTAATGTATCAGGTAAGGTAACTTCTTCTGACGGATTATTTGAAAGAGATAGCAACCACTATGTACACGTTTTAGACAATTACATAGGTTTTGTATTAGATGGTGCAGAAGATATGCGACTTGAGAATGATGGTGACTTGCACGTTGAAGGCGATGTTGTTGCTTACTCAACTACTATTTCAGATGCTACACTAAAATATGACATTAACCCTGTAGAGTTTGCACTTGACAAGATTAACCAACTTAAAGGTGTGTCTTACAAGTACAAGCACAACGACAGAGAGTCAGCAGGTCTGCTTGCTCAAGATGTTGAAAAGGTTATGCCTTCAGCAGTCAATACTAAAAAGCTACCATTAGCTACTGGTGATGACAAAGAGTACAAGACACTACATTACGATTCAATGACAGCAATATTAGTTGAAGCAATAAAGGAGTTAACTGCAAAGGTTAAGAAACTGGAGAATAAATAATGGCTTTACAATCATCAGGACAAATCACTGTAAAAGACATTGCTGACGAGTTTGGTGGCTCTGAGCCTCATCAACTGAGTGACTACTATGATGCAGCTTCTGGTGTTCCGGCATCAGGCATGATTACAGTTTCTGATTTTTATGGTAAGTCTGCTGCAATTAGTATGACTATTACATCAGACCAGTTAAACTTTGATTTGTATGATGCTCTTATAGCAGCAGGTCATAGCTCAAGTGACATTTCATCTAACACTATATTTAATATAACTATTAATAGTGGTGTAACAATGAAAGGCTCTAGTACACAAGGAGCTAATACTAGACTTGGTTCTTATAACTACACTTCAAGCAGTATTGGTACTGACCATGGTGACTCAGGTGATGGTGGTTCAGGAAACCCACGTGTACCTTGGGGTGGTGGTGGACATGGACACACACAACAAAGAGCAGGTACATCGCATGGCTCATTAATTATTGAAGGCTGTCCTAATAGTGCTACATACAATATTGTCAACAACGGTACATTTGAAGGTGGCTCAGGAATGGGTGGGCATGGCCCATGGGGTAATCATGGCCCATGGCATGGAATTAGACAACATTGTGGTGGTGGCACAGGTGGTGCGCCAATCGTAATGATTGACCAAGATAACTGTACATTAAACATCACTAACAACGGTACTATGCGAGGCGCAGGTGGCGGTGGCGGTGGTGGCGGTTGGGGTGCAGGTCACTCATCATGCTGCCCGAAATGGGGTGGAGATGGACAAGGACACAACCGTTCTGCACAAGGTGGTGAAGGGGCATCACATGGTGGAAACGCAGGAGCTTCTGGTGGTGGATGGGGCTCTGGCGGTGGTTCATCAGGTAACTCATATGGTGGCTTAGGTGGCCCGTTAGTAGAATTGCGTTCATGCTCAAGTACATCAGTTAGTGTACCAACATCAGGAACTCAGTCAGTAAATACAACAACAAGAAGCACGTCTAGTTGGAGGAGTTGATTTAATATAATTCTTTGGGAGGAGAATAGTGGTAAATAAGATAGTGGTTGTAGGTGGTGGTTCGTCAGGTTGGATGACTGCTGCTTCATTAATAAACCATTTTCCTGAAAAGGAAATTGTGGTTATAGAGTCACCTGATTACCCAACAATTGGTGTAGGTGAAAGCACAGTACAGTACATTAGACCTTGGATGCACAGTCTAGGAATTAAAGATGAAGACTGGATGGAAGAGTGCAATGCTACTTACAAAGTTTCTATTAGGTTTGAAGACTGGGATGGTAAGGGTGGACATTTTCATTACCCGTTTGGTACACCGGTCTACAGGCAGAATGAAGAGTTTGATTTATATAACTTTGCTAGGTTAAAAGAAGAAGTACCTAACAATGAATGGGCAGAAGTTTTCTTTCCTGCTGCATTGATGTCAGAAAACAATCTTCTTGTAAACAAAATGGAAGGTTGGAACATTGAGCAAAACTCAGCTTACCATTTTGATGCTATTAGATTTGCACAATGGCTTAAAAATAAATACTGTATACCAAGAGGTGTAAAGGTAATTAACCAAACAGTGTTTGCTGTTGATTTAGACAAGCACGGTTATGTGGAAAGATTGCAATGTGATGTAGCCTATCCTGAAAAGCCAATGATGAATGAAGATGCTATAACTGCTGACTTATACATTGACTGTACTGGATTTAAAGGAATGTTAGCTAATGCAGTAAACATACCTTTTAGAGATTACAGCTATGGTTTAATTAACGACAGTGCTTGGGCAACACAATTGCCTGAAAACTATCCTGATATGTTCTACACAAACTGTACTGCACTAGGACATGGTTGGGTTTGGAAAACACCTACAAAAGAAAGAACAGGAACAGGCTATGTTTTTTCTAGCAGGTACATAAGTGATGACGATGCCCTTGAAGAATTTAAAAAACATTTAAACAGAGACGATGAATTAGATTTCAGACTGTTAAAATGGAAGCATGGTAGAAGGGAAAAGTTTGCACATAAGAATGTAGTAACTGTAGGTCTTTCATCAGGATTCATTGAGCCATTAGAATCAGGTGGTTTGTTTACTACACATGAAATGTTAAAAGAGTTAGTTAAGTCATTACAGAGAGGCCCGTTTACAGGAGCAGAGAAAGATGGATTTAACTTTGCTATGACTAACAGGTTTGATGATTTTGCAGATTTTGTTGTACAGCACTACCAGTATTCTACAAGAACAGACACTGCATACTGGAGAGATGCACCAAAGTTTAAGTTAAGAAATAACAATTCTTTGGGTGAATTTTATTTAGATTCATATAGACACAGCATGGTAAGACCAGTCAATGCACACTTTAATTCTATTGCTTTTGGTCTAGGATTTAATTCTGTTTCTGAATACGATGCTAGTTTTGAAAAGCTGTTTGATGGTAGAGACATGATAGCTGAAGGTAGGAAATACAGGGACTGGGTTTTAGCAAGGCAGAAAAACTGGCTAGAGTATATGAAAGAAAATGCTGTCAATAAATAATTTTTTAAATGATAGCGAGTTAAACATAGTAAACACTAGACTTGTTAACAACGATTACTTTCCATGGTATCACATGAAAGAATCAAGCTCGGATGCGTACCCTTTCTATGGTCACATCTTAATGAGAAGAGGAGGCGAGATTGCTTCTGAATGGTTTGATTTCTTTTACCCTATACTTGACAGGTTTGTAAAAAAGCATTTAGATTTTGACGAGTATGAGCTTATACGAGGATGTGTAAATGATTCTCTAAGTCACGAACATAAAGCATGTGACCCTCATATAGACTTTGAAGAAGACCATGTAGTAATCATTATGTATTTAACTAATTCAACTGGAAATACAAACATATACAAAGAAACTTGGGAAGAAGGAAAACCTTCTACATATTTAAATAAAAACAATTTAAAAAAGTTTACAATCAAAAACTCAGTTAAACCAGAGCAAGGAAAAGTAATGGCTTTTAATGGATTACATTACCACTCAGTAGATTTTAAAGAGTGTGATGACAGAAGAATAATAACAATTTTCGCAATCAAGGAGAAATAGAATGGCGTGGTTTTACAATGGCAATCAAGTATATAAGGAGTGGACTGATTTCTCAGGCACGACACATCCTGCTACATGGGATTCAGACTGGACTGACCAAGAAAAGTTAGCTAAAGGTCTTGTACAAAAAGGTACAATTAACTCAAGATTCTTTAATGAGGATGAATCAGCAAAAGCAGTAGCAGATGTTAAGGCATCAGAAGTTACAAGAATGCAAGGTTTGCTAGCTCAAATACTAAGTGAGACACAATCACAAATGATAAGTGAAACTGATGGTGAAGACCTTGAGTCAGTTCCTTCTGAAATTACAGCTAAAAGAGATGAAGCAACAGCATCAAGTAATTCAGCACAGACATTAATAAACAATCAAACTACTTTTGATGGTATTTATGATTTAATTGAAAGAAGTAATAAAACTGTGTATGGAATTAAAGTTCCTGCTGACACTGGCAACTGGGGAACTGATGAGATGGCAACGGTAGTTTCTCAACCTTCTCATGTAGATGGTGTGATTTCAAGAAGAGCCAAACAAAATGAGTTCATTACAGAATAAAAGACTAGAAATTTGTAGTAATTGTGAGTATAACAACAAAGGCATGTGCATGAATTGTTTCTGTATAATCAAATTAAAAGTAAAATTAGATTCTTCTAAGTGTCCGCAAGGTAAGTGGTAATGAAAGAAAAAGCACTCGGCTTACTTATAGGAATATTAATAGTAACTATTGTACTATTCACACCTATTAATGCAGATGCTGCTGACCCAATAGTAACTAACAGTACCAGTACAAGTACAGTAACAACAAGTACAGACAGTAAGAGTACAGTTAGGACTAACCCACCTAGTGCAATTAGTCCGAGCATTAACGCTAGTAACTCAGATTTATGTATGGTAGGTGTCAGTGGAGCAGTACAAACACAGATACTAGGTATCAGCACAGGACAGGCTTACACAGATGAGAACTGTATGAGGCTTAAGAATGCAAAGGTACTGTATGATATGGGTATGAAGGTAGCAGCAGTTGCACTCATGTGTCAAACGAGAAGCGTATATGACGCAATGAAATTTGCCGGGACACCCTGCCCGATTTATTCACCTACTACTGGTGAGGGATTAATAGGACAAGAAGCTACAAAAGAATGGAGATTAAACCCTAAGAAGATTCCACCTAAACAACCAGCTTCTAATATGAATAGAGGAGTATTCCTTGAGAAATTGGTTAGTGGCATTCTTGGCGTTATCCTTCTCGCTGTTCTCGTGGTCTGACCCTGAGATAATAGAGCATGAGATTGGAGATGATGGTTGGGTTGAGGTACCTCTTGACTTTACTTTTCCTTTTTATGGAAATAGTTATGTCACTAGCTTTATGTTTAGTAACGGTGTTGTGGGGTTTCTTGACCCTCTTGATGTACCCGGCACTGGCATTGTACATGATGGGTTGTGTTGTAACGGACCAGATTTTGCAAGCGGTGCAACAGGAGTAAGATTCAATTAC